ACCATCTCAAGCCTGCGATCTTCTAAGGCAAGTTTATTCCACTCTGCTTTCTCTATAACGCCGTTGTTATTTAAATCTGCTTTCTCAAACTCCGTCACTTCTTTGACCTCACGTATGCCATGATAATTCTTTTATCACGAGTTATTATAACCACTTTTCCGTTTTTGTCATACAATATGTATTTTCCGCGCCGCTCAACTAAAATCACCGTTCTATTTTAATACATACCACTTTAGAGTTTTGGTTTGTGACAAGAACTTTTGCTTCTTTTTGTGCTGCTTTGCAGGCTTCTTCACTGGAGTAACTATCTACATGGTAGTGATCAAAAGTTCCACTCACTAATTGTAACCATAATAGCACCCACATGATTACCAACGTCCTTGCCATTTGCCGATGAAATAGAAAACGCAGAACAAGATACCACCACTGACGACAAAAAGAATAAACCCAATAGTAAAATTAATAGCCGCATCTATTCGCTCCTGCTTTTTATACAACTCTTGTTTTCGTCTTCGCCGCATATCTGCTTCTATTTGCAGGACTTCTTTCCACGCACTGGGGCCATAGTTCCAAGAAATATGATCTTTTATTTCCGCTCTCATTTGTTCCATTTTTTTCTTTTGAGCAAAAATTTCTAGGGCTGTTTCTTCATCAGACCCCCTAAACGTCTTCTTCCAAAACGGAGGATTTTTCTCACGCTCTTCGAGATTAGCAAAATCAGAGAAAGCTTTGCCCCATTGGGACAAAGTTCCCGTCATATCTTGTAAATCCTTGCCCGTAGAAATAGCCGCACGAAGCGTCTTGTACGCCCCTGTCGCTAGGGCAACGCAACTAACTGGATCCATATGGGTTAGACACCCATGTGTGTCGTGCCCTTAATAGCTGCGCCAGTACCACGAGTTTTCACCTTTTTGTAGGTGTCACCCGCCATCGGAGGTGTTTTAGGCTTTCCGACTGTCTCAGGCTTGGGAGCTTTTGTAGGCGTGTTTACTACAATTTTAACCTTGGACATTTTACTTTCCCCTTTGTTTAAGTAGTTCTCTTTGCATTGCACTATCAATACGCGCCGCAGTCTGTCTTTCCTGACTTTCTAGGCGCTTATCAAACTGCTCACTGCGCATCTGCTGATTCTGCGCATCAAGCTGCAATTTCTGTTGGTCCAGTTGAGCATCCGTTTGCTCTGACTGTGCCCGTATCTGTAACTCTTGCTCTTTCAACTTTACTAGCGGATCTGGCTGATTTGCACCAGAGACCTGTGCTGACAAAGCTTTTGCCTGCTGCATACCCTCTGCCACAAACTGTGCCACTAATGCCTCGAATTGTAAATCCTGCTGATCTGCATCCATCGGACCCATTTGTGACATTTGTGCCATCGCCTGCTCTTGCGCCGCAATCTTCACATGTTCCATGACGTGCTTTTGAACACTTAAGGCAACAGGTGGCATTTGAGCAACCATTGGACTCGCGCCAAATACCAAATGAGACATAATATGCGCCTGGTGATTCTGACCCTGAAATGCAAACAGTTGCATGTTGTCCAGTGCGTTGATGTTTTCTTGTGCGGGGTCCGTGGGTAACGGCTCCTCGTCCGGCATTGATTTCAATATCCTGTCGGTGTCTGTCACACCCAAGGCCTCATACATATCCCTAAACACCTCGTGCATATTATGCATCTCTGGCGCTTGAGCCGCCAATTGTAACTTAGTTTGAGCTAACGCTATCCGCTGCGCCTGACTAAATACATTCGGATTTGATACAGGTATAACATCTACACGGTCATCAAAGTCACTCGCCATGACCGCCTGATCACTGCCCTCGATACTATACGGATACTCCTGCGGTAAAAACTCCGACATAACCCGCGCAAGTATCTTAAACTCCTGACGCATCGCATAGTGCAACCTTTTATGCACAGCACTCATGACCCGCGAACCCTGCTCCAACATTGCTATTGTTGTACCAACAGCAGCTTGCTGATTACCGTCCCCAACCTTCATATCTGTAATGGTCGCGAACCGCTGACCCGCCTGAACAACAAATCCTAGTAAATTAAACAGTGTCTGATCGGGACCCTTAAAAGGAAGCGGCATGAGGCTATCTCTAATAGCCCCACCCGGTGCGTCCACGTCACGGAACTCTCCGGGCTGAAGAGGATCGTCATCATCTCTGATACGCAGTCCGCGGGCCTTGAAACCCGCCGGGAGATTGGACAACGTGCCTGCATCGATCAACTGCCTCAGTGCCGCCGTGGCAGTCCTAGACAGACCACCAATCGTGTGAATTAAACCCAAACCGTAAAAACCAAAACCTGGCAAAAACTTGTAATGCACAAAATAGTTGATTTTCTTACGCAAAGAGTCCTCTTCACGATAATTTCGCCGAATCGACAATATCTGCCCGTTATCCTGCGAAATTGTCACCACATAAGGCAATTTTATGCCCGTTGGCTCGCCATCTTGTCCTACATCCTCAAAACCCTCAAGGTCCAAATCAACGTGGCATTCCAACAAAGTACAGTCATAATCAATCTGTGACGGCTCAAAGCCACCAATTCTGTTCACTTCTTCCGTGACAGAGTCCATATCCTGCTGCGCAGGTATGACAGGTATATCTAAATAAAAACCTCCGACCTGCATTTTACGCAAATCGTTTAAATCCATCTTTACAACCTGCGTTACGTTCGGACATGTCTCTAAATCCGAGGTCTCGTAAGGAACCACAAGATTCTCCGCAGGCACAAACTTGGATACAATCCGACCCAGATTGTCATCGTAATACACTTTCTTAAACGTGCTACCCGCCAACGGCAGATAAAACAGCATCTGATCCATGTCCGGCGTGTAATCCTCCATGACATTAGTCAAATAGTAATTCATAAACTGCTTCACGCGCTCGGCCTGATCGATCTTTGCACGATCCTCCTTGCCCATAACAACAGTTCGTACAGGACCGGACGGCGGCAATAATTCGTTAAATGCCTGCGCCTGAAACTGCGTCGCAGCCTCCGCCAACAACGGATGAGTCACACCAGAGGCTCCACGAAACGGCTGCGTTCTGTCCTCGTAACTAAAACCAAGAAGCTCTAACCCGTTTGAATAAGTATCCTCCCATTCCTGCCGGGACGCTTTGTTACTTTCAAACTCGCTAACCAAGTCCCCAGAGATCCTAGCTAACTCACTGTCCGACAAAACCTCCGCTAAGTTGTCGCTAAAACCAACATCACCCATGCTCTCTGCACCCGGCTCGAAGTCTACAACAACATCACCACCCTCTTCCTCAATAATCTCTATCTCATCACCAAGTTCCGTGAGCAACGGTTCCTGACCAGAGTCCGGTATCTCAAGCTCTACTTCCGCTCTTAAATCGTCCTCTTCCATCTGAGAAGGGACCACTAATCCTGCAATTGGTTCTCTAGCCATGAATTACTCCAATCAATAATATGCTCGTATCCTAGCAGATTCTTCACCGTCTTGCCAATCATCTGTTGGTAATTGTACAAAATTTCCTTGTCGATACCTCATTAACGCCTGTGTCATGCTATCTACAAGGTCATCATGCTCACCATTTGGAAACGCAGCAACCTCCTCTATCATCTCGTCCGCAAACGATGTGTCAGGTGCCCAAACCATGCCCGCCTCAAATAATGGACTCACACTGTGCACCCTCGTTACCTTATCATTACCACGGCTCGGTGTAAAATTCACTACAGGAATCCCCATACTTCGCAATTCATGCGTCAAGGGCATCCCACTCGCCTTGGCCTCCACAATGACGGTGTCGGGGTCCCAGAACTCATACTCCTCAAACGCAATCGCTTTTAACTCAGGAAACTCCCACCGACCCTTCTTCGAATCCAACAATATCAAATTAGGTCCGCTTCCACCCTCATTTGGATAAAATACACCCCACGTTGTTATCGCGCTATAGTCCGCCGTCTCCCTCTTACTAAACGCCGTATCGTAACTCTGAATCACATACTCCAACTGCGGAACACTCTCCTTCTCCCACTTGTTCCACCACTCGCGCTTGATAATCGCATTCTCTTCACCCGTCGGCCTCTGCTGATATTGCGCATTCCATTTGCTCGGAGGTATAGATGCGCGGACCGCGGTCAAATCCTCAAGACTCCAGAACTCAGGCCAACACGATGTCCCGTCATCAAATATCGCAGGTAACTCTACAACCTCCCACTGATCCGCTAACTCATCCTTCGCCATCGCCCGTAACAACTGACCCGTCATGTCCTTCTCCGACCAACGAGTCTGAACTAACACAATACTACCACCCGGCTGTAACCTCTGTCGGGGACCCCCAGTATACCAATCCCACGCATCGTCAAAACCACTGTTACTCATCGCCGTCTGCTCCGAATGCGGATCATCAATAATCACCAAATCACCACCACGTCCCGCTAAGTTCGATCCCACACCAACAGCATAGTACATCCCGCCACGGCTCGTGTCCCACCGACCAGAAGCTTTCGAATCCGCAGCCAACTTCACTTCAGGAAAAACAGTCTTGAACTCGTCACTGTCAATCAGGTTCTTTGTCTTCCGTCCAAAGTTAACGGCTAGCTCCGTCGTGTGCGTCGCCTGGATGATTTTCATCCCAGGATTCTTGCCCATCATCCACGCAGGAAACAAGAAAGATGCGAACTCAGACTTCGTGTGCCGCGGAGCCATATTGATGATCAATCTCTTCAGTTC